GAGTAACCCGACCCTACTGAATGCCCTGCCGCAGGAAGTCCAGATCAAGGCGGCAGAGTTACTGGAGGAGTTGACTACTCGCAAGGAAGCCAACACGGCAAAAACAAACTTTATGGCGTTTGTCCATAAGGTCTGGCCCTCTTTCATTAATGGAGCGCACCATGTCCGAATGGCTCAGGCGTTTGAAAAGGTGGCTCGCGGAGAGATCAAACGACTCATCATCAACATGCCACCACGGCATACCAAGTCAGAATTCGCGTCATATCTGTTGCCAGCATGGTTTCTGGGCAATTTTCCTCACAAAAAGGTGATTCAAACCTCCCACACAGCCGAATTGGCGGTGGGTTTTGGTCGAAAAGTCCGTAACTTGGTGGACAGCGACGTATATAAGTCGGTTTTCCCGGACACGCACCTCCAGTCAGACTCTAAAGCGGCGGGCCGATGGAACACATCCAAGGGCGGTGACTACTTCGCTATCGGTATTGGTGGTGCGGTGACCGGTAAAGGCGCGGATATTCTGATTATTGACGACCCGCACAGCGAACAAGAGGCGGCGCTCGCCGAAATTAACCCCGAAATCTACGATAAGACGTACGAGTGGTACACATCTGGTCCTCGTCAGCGTCTACAGCCGGGCGGCTCCATCATTATTGTGATGACGCGCTGGTCAAAGAAGGACTTGACGGGGCAAGTGATCAAGTCTGCCGCCCAAAGAGACGGCGATGAGTGGACGGTGATCGAATTTCCGGCGATTTTGCCCTCTGGCAACCCACTTTGGCCTGAGTTTTGGTCGGTAACAGAACTTCAAGCTCTCAGAAACGAACTGCCCAACCAGAAATGGATGGCGCAGTACATGCAGCAGCCCACCTCAGACAGTTCGGCGATTGTGAAGCGGGAATGGTGGCAAATCTGGGAGGAAGATAGCCCTCCGTACTGCGAATTCACCTTGCAAAGCTGGGATACGGCGTTCGAGAAACACAATCGAGCCGACTACAGTGCGTGTACTACATGGGGAGTTTTCTATCAGGAGGACTCGGCGGGGGTTATGCAGGCTAATATCATCCTCTTAAACGCTATCCGCAAGCGCATGGAGTTTCCGGAGCTAAAACGCAAGGCGCTGGAGGAGTATCGGGAGTGGGAGCCTGACTCCATAATTATCGAGAAGAAAGCTACCGGGGCACCGCTAATATATGAGATGCGGGCGATGGGTGTGCCTGTGCAGGAGTTCACGCCTAATAAGGGCAACGACAAGATCAGCAGATTAAATGCGGTGTCAGACATCTTCGCCTCCGGGCGCGTCTGGGTACCCAACACAAGGTGGGCGGAAGAAGTGGTGGATGAGGTGGCATCCTTCCCCGGTGGGGAGCATGATGACTATGTGGACTCGGTATCCCTCGCCATGTCGCGCTTCCGCAAGGGTGGCTTCCTCCGGACGGAACTGGATGAGCCGGAAGAGGTAAGAGAATTCAGGCGCAAGAAGGCGTATTACTAAGGATAGATTATGGCAATCGACAAAGCATTGAACCGCGCACCGCTAGGACTTGGCGGTATGGACGCAGGTGTAATGGACGAGCCCGTGCTGGAGATTGAGATCGAGGACCCAGAGTCAGTGACTATTGGCATGGGCGATATGGAGATTGAGATCGAGCCGGGTAAAGAAACTTCAGATGACTTTAACGCTAACCTCGCTGAGTTCATTGACGAGGACGAGCTGGAGAGTCTGGCAGGCGAACTTATTAGTGACTACGAGGATGACGTAGCTAGTCGCAAAGACTGGATGCAGACCTATGTCGATGGCCTTGAGCTATTGGGTATGAAGCTCGAAGAGCGCAGTGAACCTTGGGAAGGAGCTTGCGGTGTTTACCATCCCCTTTTATCAGAAGCTCTGGTTAAGTTCCAATCCGAGACGATTATGGCGACTTTCCCGGCGAGTGGCCCGGTTAAGACGCAGATCATTGGAAAGGAGACCACAGCGAAGAAGGAAGCTGCCGAGAGGGTTCAAAATGATATGAACTATCAGCTCACGGAAGTGATGACTGAATATCGCAGCGAGCATGAGCGCATGCTGTGGGGCTTGGGGTTGTCAGGCAACGCGTTCAAGAAAGTCTATTACGACCCGTCGCTGGAGCGTCAGGTCTCTATCTTCGTCCCGGCTGAAGATGTGGTGGTGCCTTACGGCTCAGAGAATTTGCAAAACGCACCTCGTGTAACACATGTGATGCGTAAGACCGAGAATGAGCTAAAGAAATTACAAGTCGGTGGCTTCTACCGTGATGTTGACTTGGGCGATCCGGTTAATGCCCTAGATGATGTAGAGAAAAAGATCGCTGAGAAGATGGGCTTCCGCGCTACTGCGGATGACCGCTACAAGCTGCTTGAGATGCAGGTCAACCTGAACCTCAAAGGTTACGAAGATGAGGATGGCATAGCCCTGCCATACATCGTCACTATCGAGAAGGGCACGAACACTGTATTGGCAATCCGCCGCAATTATGAGCCGGATGACGACACTAAACAGAAGCGTACGCACTTCGTTCACTACGGCTACATTCCGGGCTTTGGCTTCTACTACTTCGGCCTGATCCACTTAATCGGTGCATACGCTAAGAGCGGCACTTCTATCCTGCGTCAGTTGGTTGACTCGGGCACGCTGTCTAACTTGCCGGGTGGTCTGAAGACCAAAGGCATGCGCACTAAAGGTGACGACACGCCTATCGCTCCGGGTGAGTTCCGTGATGTCGATGTAGCGTCTGGCACCATACGCGACAACATTATGATGCTCCCATACAAGGAGCCGTCGCTGGTCTTGAAGCAGTTGATGGACCAGATCGTGGATGAGGGTCGTCGCTTCGCGGCTGCTGCTGATCTACAAGTGTCCGACATGTCGGCACAGGCTCCTGTTGGAACGACACTAGCCTTGTTGGAACGTCAGCTAAAAGTGATGTCGGCTGTTCAGGCCCGCATTCACTTTGCGATGAAGCAGGAGTTCAAGCTTCTGAAGAGCATCATCGCGGCTTATGCTCCGACCGAGTACAGCTACGAGCCAGAAGAAGGCCCACGTCGCGCACGTCAGCAAGACTACGAGAACGTCGATGTGATCCCGGTGTCGGACCCGAACGCTGCAACGATGAGTCAGAAAGTCGTGCAGTATCAAGCGGTCATGCAGATGGCTCAGGCCAATCCCCAAATCTACGACATGGTCGAGCTGAACAAGCAGATGTTGGAGGTCTTGGGTATTAAGAACATCCACAAGCTTGTCCCCGCTTCGGAAGATCAGAAACCAAAAGACCCGGTCTCGGAGAACATGGCGGTTCTGAACATGAAGCCGGTCAAGGCGTTCCTGTATCAGGATCATGAAGCTCATATCCAAGTGCACATAGCAGCAATGCAAGACCCAAAGATCGCGCAATTGGTAGGCCAAAACCCGCAGGCTCCGATGATTATGGCGGCGATGCAAGCTCATATTGCGGAACACGTTGCATTCGAGTACCGCAAACAGATCGAAGAGCAGTTAGGTGTGCCGCTGGATATTCCTGACTACGAGGAAGGCGACACTATCCCAGAGGAGATGGAAGTTGAGATTAGCCGCATGATGGCGATGGCGGCAGGTAAGTTGTTACAGAAGGACCAAGCCGAAGCTGCACAACAGCAGGCACAACAAACCGCGCAAGACCCGATTGTCCAAATGCAGCAGAAAGAATTGGAACTCAAGGAACGTGAAGTCGGCATCAAGGAGCAGAAACTGCAACTGGATGCTACGGCACAAAACGAAAAAGCACAGATTGAACGCGAGCGTATTGCTGCACAACAGCTAGTTGCAGGCTTGCAGGTAGCCGCTAAGACCGCGCATTCCAAGCAAGAACTTGACGCTAAGATGGAAGCTGAAGGAGTTCGACTTGGTTTACAAGCAACTAAAGATCGTAGGGAAGCAGCACGCCCTGCATCAAACCCTAAACCAAAGGAGTAATCAGTGGACAAAACACTGGAGATCATCAAAGAACGTATTAACGACAAACAAGCCCAGCTTGCTCATGCCGTAAGTGAGGGCACGATGAAGGATTTCGCAGAGTATCGCGCAATCTGCGGGGAGATACGGGGTCTATCCATCGCAGAAGGTTTTATCTTGGACCTTGCAGACCAAATGGAGCGTTACAACGATGAGTGAAATACTAATCGCTACAGAAAGCGGTGAAGTACCACAGACAGCAGAAGAGAAAGCCAAACAATTACCACAACCTTCGGGGTATCACATCCTCGTTGCGTTGCCGGAAATTGAAGACGCGTACGAGAGCGGGCTGATTAAAGCAGACCAAACTCGTCATTTCGAAGAAGTACTAGCTACGGTATTTTTTGTCGTATCGCTAGGCCCCGATTGCTACAAAGACGAAAAGCGTTTCCCAAGTGGCCCGTGGTGTAAGCCGGGGGATTTCATTTTGGCTCGTCCTAATAGTGGCACTCGCCTAAAGATTCACGGCAAAGAGTTCCGCATGATCAACGACGATACGGTGGAAGCTGTTGTTCAAGACCCCCGTGGCATTCGTCGCGCATAAGGAGAAGTGAATGGATAAAGTTGAATTTGAGTTTCCTGATGAAAAGGAAGCCAAGCAAGGCGGCAAGGTAGAAGCTGAAAAAGATGATTTTCAGCTTGAAATAGAGGACGACACTCCTGAAGAGGATCGTGGTCGAGCCCCCCTACCCAAAGAGATTGTTGACGAGCTTGAGCGGGACGAACTGGAGGATTACTCCGAGAAAGTCAAAATCCGCCTCAAGCAGATGAAAAAGGTTTGGCATGACGAACGTAGGGAGAAAGAACAAGCCCTGCGGGAACGGCAGGCTGCGGAGGAGTACGCCAAACGGATTATTGAGGAAAACAAATCCCTTAAAGGAAAACTTTCTGCGGGGGAGAAGTCCTATATCGAAACTTACCAGTCCGCTGCGGAGTTGGAGCTGGATTCTGCTAAACGAGCATACCGGGAAGCCTACGATGCCGGGGATACCGATAAGTTAATAGAAGCGCAAGAACGGTTAAATTCTGCTCAATTTAAGTTGCAAAGAGCAAAAGAATACGTGCCTTCTTTACAATTTGACGAAAAAGAGGTACAAAGTAGTCCAGAAGTCCCAGTGGCTCGTCCTGACCCAAGGGCAGTTGCGTGGCAAGAGCGCAATACTTGGTTCGGTCAAGACGAGGAGATGACTAGTCTTGCACTTGGGCTACACCAAAAGCTAGTCAAACAGTACGGAAATCAGTACACGTCCACCGACGAATACTGGCAGAAGATTGACGGAACCATGCGTCAACGCTTCCCGGACTACTTCCAAGATTCTACGCAGCAGGAATCTAAACCTGCCTCGCGCACAGAAAAGCCGTCCACGGTCGTTGCACCTGCAACCCGCAGCACGTCATCCAAAAAGATAACGCTGAAGCAGTCGCAGTTGAACATTGCCAAACGGCTGGGTCTCAGCCCTGAGCAATACGCCCGTGAACTTATGAAAATGGAGGCCAACAATGGCTGAAAACAAACTTACTCGTGAACTTGAAACTCGTGCCGTGCAGGAACGTCCCAAGCAGTGGACTCCACCTGAGCTTCTCCCTGAACCAGATAAGCAGCCCGGCTTCGCGTACAGATGGATTCGCGTCTCGACTTTGAACAACGCTGACCCACGTAACCTTTCCGCAAAGCTGCGTGAAGGCTGGGAGCCGGTCAAAATCGAAGAGCAACCAAAATTTCAACTGCTAATCGACCCGAATAGTCGCTTTAAGGACAACGTCGAGGTCGGTGGGTTGTTGCTTTGCAAGACTCCGCAGGAGCTGGTGGACCAGCGTAATGGCTACTATCAGCAACAGTCCGAAGGACAGATGGAGTCTGTAGACAACAGCCTGATGCGCCAGAACGATCCACGAATGCCTCTTTTCTCTGAGAAGAAGTCTTCTACATCGTTTGGAAAAGGTAATTAACCAAACTTTTGGAGCTTAATATGGCTTATCCGACTGTAAATGCCCCCTACGGGCTAAAACCGATCAATCTGATCGGCGGTCAGGTGTTCGCGGGCCAGACTCGTGAACTCCCGATTGCAAGCAACTACGGTACTGCTATCTATAACGGCGACATCGTTCGTCTGGATGGCGGCACTATTGTTAAAGAAACGGGCACTACCACTGTTACGGCGCAAGGCGTAGTTGGTGTGTTCCTTGGTTGCAGCTACACCAACCCTTCGACTGGTCAGAAGTTGTTTACTAACTACTATCCGGGCGGCATTGTTGCTTCGGACATTCTGGCTTATGTAGCAGATGATCCAGACCAACTGTTCAAAGTTGCTGTGACTGGCGGCGCTACTTCGACCACGATCACCCCGATTTCGGGCGCGATTCTGGGCGACAACCTCGCTATTTCCCAGCCAGCTTCGAACTCCACCATTTCGGGTAACTCGAATATTGGTGCTTATGATTCGGGCAACAATACTACGCAGTCGCTTCCGTTCCGTGTTGTGGGTCTTGTTGAAGAGACTACCAATTCAAGCGGCAACTACAGCGAAGTAATTGTTAAGTGGAATGCTCCATACCCAACCATTACTATCGACTTCACGGCTGAAACCGCGTCGGTAACTTTGGCTGGCGGACATTCGTATCTCAACCCGAACGGTCCGGACAACGTATAAGGAGCTGAATAATGGCTATTTCACGCGCACAACTACTGAAAGAGCTGCTCCCCGGCCTGAACGCCTTGTTCGGCATGGAGTACGCTCGCTACGGCGAAGAGCACAAGGAAAT